GCTGATGCACCGCCTCACGTCTCACCCCGGGAGGAGGTTAACAGCGTTAGCCATATAGTCAGGTTGCATACTATTAAAAGTATATTTGCTTGGTACTTTTTGTTTAGCATACACTAATGCATGATTTACAAGGTCTTTGACATACATGTCAAATTTCTCTAAATCATAGCCTGACAAAGTAGAACGTATCTTTTTGATACGTTCTTCAACTTCATCGGTCAGTAACCTGACTTTTTGCATGGGTATTCTGAGTCCCATGGTTACTCCTTTCCGATGTAAGCAAATCTACATAGACAGAACGTTGGTAGCGTTCTGTCTATGTTATTTTATATTTTGTTTACATCTAAGATATTTAGAAGAACATTAGTTCTTCTATAGTAATAATATACAATTGAAAATTTTTTACTTTGATAACTTAATAAAAAGAGATAGAAGCATAAGGTATATCCTTATGCTTCTATCTTGCAATCTTCTATAAGCTTGAGTTGTTTCTTACCTTCTTCATTCTCAAGTGTAGGATTAAAATGTATCATATTAGCTTTACTTACGATACATCCACCTTCTGTATAAGTTACTATATGCCCATTAGCTTCTAATAGTACATTCTTCTTAAACTTAACATGTGTATTACCATTAGTATCTACTTTACAAAACTCTATAGCATTAGCTAACGTAGCTAACTTCTGTAGAGTATCTGTATTTAAAGTATGCACTATGTTATCTAGTTTATGATCATATTTCTCTATCCGCATAATACGTTACTACTCCCTGTTATTAATATTCCACCACATGATACAGCATCTCCTAATCTTACTACACCCCTACCATTAAGAGTAATAGTAGAACTATGTCCTTTAGCAGCTCTACCATGTGTGTGTGGTTGTATCTTATCCATATACCGGACAACTCCTATTCCGTTGACAGTCATATTAGGACTACACTCCATAGTCCTAGTAGCCGGAAAAGCATCATGTTCTGATGCTATGTCTACTCCATCACCTCTTACTACTGGCGGCATGTTAATACTCCTTCTTAAACTCTTCTATATTATCGAATGTATACTCTTTACCATTATGAGTAATAGAGTGTTTGATAGGTATTTTACCTTCTTCAGTATCTATATAAGTTACATCTGTTTCTAAATAAGCTATAAGGAATAACTTATTAGTTATATTACCATTCTTTAGTAATGTTAGTGATACTTCAGATGTTATAGTTTCTTCTTGATAGCTTAGAGCTATTACATTAGGATCATTAAGTAGTTCTTGATGCTTAGTAAAGAATGTATCTACTGATTCTTCTGTATATAAACTAGTAAGTTCTTGTACAGTTACTATAGGTGGTATATTATCTTTAGTAACTATAGACTGTGGTAGATAAGTACTATAAGTATGTTCTATAGTAAATGTAAATGTTTTACTAGGATACTTATAGCGACCTATTTTATCATAGTTACTACCATCTAGTTTAAGACGTTCTTTAGGAAAGAACTCTTCTGGTGGTAAGTTCTGATCTTCTAATGTAAGTAACCTACCGATAATGATACCGTCTGTTATAAGTAAACTGTTTGGTACATTACCTGTTAGTTTCCATTCTATAGGAGACTGATAAAATCTAGTACTCGCTAGTTGTACTCTATAACGTAATATTTCAGATTCTAATATAGAACCTAATGAACCTGTTGTTACTATCTTAGATGCTAACATAGTAACAACCTCTAGTTAATCTGTACTAATGGAGCTTTTATAGTAAATACCCCACCAGCTGTTTCTGTGGTGTTACCAGAAGTATTAACTACTCTATTACCACCAGTAGTAACTGACATATTGTTATTATGCGTTATCGTTATATCCTGGTTGATATGTACGTTAAGTTTACCTTCTGGAGAACGTAGTTCAAAATAGTTACCTTGTACATCTACTAATGTTACAATACCTTCTTCTGTATTAATAACTAAATCATATGCAGATGCTTCTCCATCGTTATTCGCTGTATGTAATACTAACTCTTTATTCTTAGTATCTACTAGGAGATAATAACCTTCATCCCCTTTAGCTGCGTTAACATCAGACTGATTCTTATTAGAGAAGTAATAGATAACTTTCTCTTTCTTACGCATATTAATACCTGTAGATGACCAGAAGTATTCATCGTTACCACCATACTGGAATAAATGTACCATCTCTCCTATTACTACATCAGGAGCTGTTAACCTATTAGAGTTATATAACCCTAGCCATTTAGCAGTAACTGATTTACCTTTATCTAGTTGTAAGTTAGTAGTGTTACCTTTTATATCTTTATACTCTAACGATACTTTTTCTTTTTCGTTATAATCGCCTTCTAAAGAGGGCATAGCTTCTGTCATAGTTACTTCTAACTCATAACTATCTTCTACCTTATCTTTAACAGCTTGTGCTATGCCTACATACTTAAAATTAGTACTAAAACTCTCCATACTCTTATCTCCTAGTCTTATATTTAATAAGGACCTAACTCTGATATTAACATATCAGATGTTTTATAAAATCCTATAGCTTCTAATACTGTATACATCATGTTACAGTTATCTTTAACGATACGTTTATAGTCAACACATCGATTAATCTCATCTGGTAATCCGTTAACTCCTAATAAGGATAATGGTACTCTAAATGTACCAAAGTTCTTTTTCTTATTCCTTACTAAGAACTTACTAAATCTTTCAGCTAGTTCTCTATCTTCTAACCCATCTAAGTAAGCTTGCATCTTACTAGGAGAATCTAAAGTAGATGGTACTTTAACAATCATATACGTAGGCTCTCCTGGATCTCCATATTTAGACTGGAATACATCTCTCCATAACATATGATGTACATATGGGGTTAACTCAGGATGTTCTACTCCGTCTTTATAAGCTTTAAGGTCTTTGATCTTATCGATAGAGAGTACTGAAGTATCTGCATGCTTAATACGTTGTATAATATCTCTTTCTACATTAGCTACTTGAGTAATATATCCATGTAAGTCTAATAACTTACCCTCTCTTAACGTTTTACGTATATCGTTAATGATACCATGTCCTATATCTCTATAACGAGGAGATACGTTAGATGCTATAAGGTGTACTCCTTTAAGCTCTAGTTTAGGATCCTTATATACATTACCTTCTTTTATAGCTACATCTGCGAAATAATGTTTAGACGCATTCATCGTTACGAAGTTATTCCAGAAGAACTCATTTTTCATCTTAAGACTCTCTACACGGTCTATATCAATATTCATATTACCAGCGAGCATCTTAATGTAATGATCTAAGATTTGAGTTGCTATAGTCATAACAGAAGATGCTATAGCTATAGGGTTACTAATAGTAGTATCTTTACGAGCATAATACCATTCTACCCACTCGTCATAAGTAGCACACGTACTATCTGTATCTGATAATACTATACAACGTCTCATAAGCTCTTTGATATATGCTATGTTAACAGGTGGAGTATTAGTAACCATAAGTGCTGATATGAAATCTTTATACTCTGTTAATGTTTCTGCTATATATTTAGCAGTAGAACTTAACATGTCCATATCTTCTGTTCCTACCATCTTCTCATATTCTATAGCTTTACCACGTATGATATCTGCACATATGTTATGCACGTGAGATATAACTCCTTCTTGTGTATTATAGATATCATTCAGTTCTGTCTCTGGAGTACTATAACCTGTTTTAATACAAGATAATGCTTCTAAGAAACGTTGTGTTGTATCAGGGTTATGTTTTCTAAAGTGATAAAGATCGTTAGTATACAATACAGCAGCTAGTTCTAATGGAGTAAACTTACTAACATAAGAACGAATATATTCTATCTTGCTAGGTATATTCCAGAACCATTCTGTAGAACGAGTTATCATAGACATAACATCGTCTACGGTAGGATAATAGATCTCATACTTAGTCATAACAGCTTGAAATGCTTTAAAGTCTGTATTAGCTAATATACAAGTAAGATAGTTAATAACAGAGTCTGGATCTATAAATATCTTATTACCAGATACTATAGACTCTGTAACTGCATTACCTATCGATGCTAAACATCTTGTAATAGATGTTAACGTATAGTGCGCTGATGGATTATAGAGTATAGTACTCTTAGACGCATAAGCACCTGATAATGAGTTATTAAAGATCTTACGAGTAGCTTGCATATTGTCATAATAGTCTGCTTTCTCTTTGTCTCCTATCTGAGTATAATAGAACATCTGTTTCTTATCTTGTTTTCTAGCGTTAATGTTAGTGCTAATAAACTCTGAGTGTAATGACTTTCTAACAGATGGATGTAAGTAAGTTGTAAAGGATGGTGCTAATACTTGTCTTTCGTTCTGTACAGATTGAATATAATCTAAGATAGGTTCTGAGTCTATGAAACTATCTCCATTTTCATCTCTGTTATTAAACCTAATGATAGGGTTACCACTACAATGGTTATCTTTACTAACGAACTCTTTAACTTTAAAGAATGCTTCTTTAAGAGGTAAGTCTTTCATCTTACTGATGAAATAAGTTGCTTGTTTTATATATTCTTTCTTAGGATCTAATCTTACTAAGTAATCAGGTGTTGGGTGTTTAAATACATACATATCGATCATGTGTTATTCCTTACTATATCTAGGTTCATCGATCGAAAATAGCTAAATAAAAAAATAAGAGTCAGTATCCCTATGGAAGGATACTGACTCTCTGATAAATCACATTCTCTTATATTCGATCTTACAGTTCTTGAACCCTAACTCCGTTAGCTTATCAGCTACGATAGAAATATCTGTAGTATTAGCGTTAGGTATCTCGATAACTAGTTTAAGTTGTTCTACTTCTACTATACTATCTTTATCTATATACTCTAACGGTATAAGAACTGTTGATTTATTAACACTCTCGAATAGAACGAATGTTAAATCCTCTATGTTATAATCCTGCGTAAGATAACGTTTCATCTTCTCGTGTAATGTATGTATGTCTCTATAGTTAACTGCTTTATCGGCTGTTAAAATAGCTTGTACTTTCATACTACGAAATGAACCGCCTAATTCTGTAGGTGCTAAGGTAACGAAATCATATCGTTTATTCAGTTGTACCATCTTGAACCTCTTTGTTAATAAAATACATATAGAGAGCATCGTGTTGTACATATGATATATCCTCTATAGGGATATGGTTAATAACTATCATACTACCGTACTCTTCTATTAGATCACGCAATAAAACAACTATAGCTGCTGGTTCTAACATACTATTCGTAAAATGGTTAAGATCCAGACTAAGTTGTGTTAGCTTAGGTTTAAGGTTCTCATATGTTAAATCTACTTGTGCTCTACGCGCAGCTGTAGTTATTAGGTCTTCTAACCATATACCTAATTGTACATTATTAACATCGTTACTTATAGCAGCTAATATATCTGCTAACATAGGTAACACATTAAGTTTTACTAAATCTCCTTGTTGCATAATATATTCTCCATATTATAATCTCCTTGTAAAGGATCTAATGTATATAAGATAGCGTTCTCTAATGCCTCTGGTGTTAGTAACTTAAGATCATCTAGTTTTAACACACCTATAATAATCTTTAACTCTATATCGTATGGATACTTGTTACGATAGGTAAATATATTACCAGATGGTTCTAATGCAGGATCCTTAACTATCTTACACCATTCTAATGGAAGTATGCTAGTCTCTTGTTTAGTGGCTATATCATCCCAGCTGAGACCATATGGTCGTAATAACTTAACGAACTCTGCTAAGATATAATCTAAAATACCAGATGCTCTTATACTTTCTAGTTCTTCACGTACAGTAGAGTTAGTTACAAATGGTATCTTATTAGCACGTATGAACATTTCGATATGTTCTAGGTGTATATCCTCTATTTGGAACCCAAATTGTTTAACAGTACCATCTAGATAATAGAGTAAGTTACTATGTGTTTTACTAATCATCAAGTACTCTATAATAAAACAGAATAACATAGTGTTACTTTGCTTATAAAGACTATTATGTTTAGCTTCTATTTCGCTTACGAATAGGTTATATAGCTCAGTAACATCTATCGTAGCTAACCCTATCGTACTGCGATCTGTAGTACCTACTTTACGTAAGAATATATCTCGTATTTGAACACCTAAATGATCAGATGGTAATATATCACTTACTACACTCTTGTTAAGCATATTGTTATCCTTCTATACTGATGTAAACTCTACTACTAAAGTATCGTTATCTGTTTTAACTTTAGTAACTATGATCTCTCTATAGACTGTATTGAATTCTTTAGTAACCTTATATTCTAACCAGTCTAATATTTCCATAAATCTAGTGTTAAAATCATCCTCTTTGATTATCTCAAATAGCTGTATAGGATCTTTCTTAGCTTCTATACCTACTAAATAGTCTAAAGCTTTAACAACTACTTCGTTATAGAGTTTAGCTTGTTTAAGTCTGTTAGTAGAATAGTTCTCTATGATATAAAGTTCTAAGTTAGCTCCGTGTATAATTCTATTTAATAACGCAGTACGGTACTTGGTTAAATCAAGTACCTTACTCTCTAGTTTAACATCTACTATACCTGTCATATAGTTCTCTCCTTTCTTTTAGTTACGAACGATATCTCTAAATAACGATTAAGTTTAAATCTAGCGTTAGAAAAGAATATGTAAGTATCTCCTCTAGCATCTTGATACTTATCGAAAAGAGCATCGAGGACTGGGTTTAGCGTATCAGCTACCCAGTCCTCTATCAATTTTCTATAATATCGTATAGTTCTTCTTTCGAAGTTACCATATACTCCTAATGTTTCTGTAACCGCACGTAAGATACCACGAGTCATAGCTCCTGGTATATAATCGATAGCATTGCTATTAACGAACTTACATACAATGTAAGAAGCTATAATATCTTCTACCATTACCGTTGCTAACGTATCTTCTGGTACATTATCAACAGGTGATAATAAGTTACGTATCTTACTAGTTATGGACTGATCCTTTAGAAAAGAACCTGGTTCTATTCTTATAGCACCGGTAGTATAATCATTAGGATCTTCACCTAGTTCTGCTAGTAAGTTAAGTATATCATCGTATATGCTGTCTCTAGATGCATCTAATATGTTAAGATAGTTTATTATCTCATCATGTTTAGATACATATCTTATGTCATTTCTAACCATCTTTTCTCCTTATGTTAATAATCTATATAGTATCTACCTTCTTTCATATTAGCATGTGTTGGTATATGCAATATAGTCTTCTTAGATTCTAAGTAACGATATGATGCTACATCACCTAGTGTATAAACATGTATATCATAATCTACTATAGAGAACAATAATACCTGGTTCTTAATCAGATGTTCATATGTCACAAAGTATTTATCCCAGATCTTATCTAGCATTTGAATAATATCTGGTTGAATTTCTTCCGGTATGATATCAAACTGAGTATTTCTTAACTCTGTTACTACATCTGTATTATCACCATACGGATATAGTATCCATGCTACGTTCTTAGACTCCATACGTTTATCTTGTTCTCTATATAGAGGTAAAAACTCTACATCAGACTCTTCTGCTACTCTACATCTGAAGTACTTGAACAACATATACCATGTACAGATTAACGGACTTAGTTGTTCTTCACCTACTACGAAATCACCTGCGATATACTTAAAATATCGCATAGTATTTTCTATCCTAATAAATCGAATATCTATAGGCATGGTGAATAGATATCTATAGCTATCTTCAGATACTTTATAGCGTTTTATCTCGTTAAGAGGAACTGGGTTACTATAATTATGCTTCATATGTTACTTATCCTATTACAGAAATTACAATTATCAAATCCCGGTAAGAGAGATTACCTCTTGTGGTTATCTTAAGATCTATTTTCTTATCTAAGTTCTGATCTCTAAACTCTGCTAGAGCATTAAGTATAACATCAGTACTATAGATAGTTACAAATGTTAATCTATCGATATCGTGTTGGGATATACGATAAACATCCTTATTGAATTTTTTATCTATGTTAAATCCAAAGGACTCTAAAATCTCTTCTAACATAACATAAATAAACGTTGGTGTGTCTAAAAGATTTTGCTTAAACATCTCTAGATGATATATTACCTCACTAGGTAAGAATAAACGAAACTCCATGTAAAAACCCCCTATACTGATCAGCTATGATTAGCTAGTCTGAAGAATAAATATATACAGAGATAGTAAGCTATAGCTTACTATCTCTGTAGTGATTAAAAGTTAGAAGAACATGTCTGTATCTTCATCCTGGATCGACTGCACTGGTGCTTCGATCATAGTGGCTTTAAGATCGTTCTGTCTCTGTGCAGATGCCTCATTCAGTTTAGCTAACTGAGCTATCTCTTCTTTAAGAAGACCTGATGAAGCTACGATATGTAATGGAAAACTACTTTCTCCGAATATGCCTAATGCATTCTCAGATGTAACCGCGCCTATCTTATGGTGTAATACATTCAGACTGAACTGAACATCTTTACCAGGTACTGTAAGAGTTCTTGCTACCGTAGGTAAGCAATGATCTGGTAGTACGATAGGATCGTTACCGCGATGGAATGTTAACGAGTAAAGACCAGCTGGCATCTTAATGCTTTTATAATCCTGCTGGTTAATGAAGTTAGACATATCTGTAGAGTCTAACGATTCATTATCTCCAGATAGGAATAAGCACATAGTAGCCATAACGTTCTTAAATTTATCGTTAGCTAGTTTCTCAGCTTGTGTCTGAGATTTATCCATCTCTGCGTTGTTAACATAGTAACTAATAAGGCATTTATTCTTATTAGTAGCTTTCATGTTCAATGTTGCTAGAACAGCTTGAGTATTTCTTAGTTTAAGAGCATCTCCAGAATCTCCTATGATCAGGTTAAAGACTGGAATGTTCTTTTCCATAAGAAGATCCGTTATAGCTATTAAAAGACTACTACCACTGCCACCGCTAGCAGTGGCTGCTACGCATACGAATACATTAGTTTCTTTCTTAGTTAGTTTAATACTATCTAAGATTGCAGGTGCGTTAGCTACCGCTTCTTTAGCAGTTATATATCTATCTCCGCCGCTACCATTAAGCTCATTTCTGTCGTTAGTGGCTAAGCGTTTAATCTGGTAGAAATCTCCGATAGGTTCTATCTTATCGTAGTTATTTCTACTCATATCCACAAAATGGTATTCTACATCTGCAAATCCATCACCTAGATCTCTAAGATCTTTAAGAGCATGATAAGTCATGCTAGTAGCTCCACCACCGCATGCTATAATAATCAATTTGTTAGTCGCCATTTATTCTCCTGTATGTTAATATAGTTCGTCTTCATCTACTTCGATGTAAGGAACAAGTCCACTATCGGAAAGACTTCGAATATCTTTCGTCAGTGTTTCTATAGCTGTTTCTACAGCTTCTTTAGATTCTCCAGAACATATGTCGACTATTCGCTCTAGAGACTCAATAGCATTCATTACTTTACAATACGTAAGAGCAACTTCTTCTTCGTCTTCATTACACATGCATAAATCATCAACACCATCTTCATAGCATTGAGGTTCGTCTATGTAGTCTTCTTCGTCATAACGATAATCGTCATCATCGTAGTAGCCATCAATTTCACAACATCGATACATATTTATTCCTTTTTAGTCATTTTATGTATAAGCATGGTTAATCATACCTTATATAAAAACATAGTAACCCCCTTAAGTAGATATCTTATATTAATAATATCTAATTTAAAGTAAGTTACTATATCAACTCATTTGCTCAAACTCTTAAGTACGAACTCTAATGTATCCGTACTAACACTATATGTTAATGTTCCATTAGGCATAATATAGAAAGATTTAGAGTTAAAGATCTTATCTATTTCATTAACAGATTCTTTAGTTAATACAGCATTAAAGGACACTGTATCATACACAACTATTCCATTCTCCATAACGAATGTACAATGTGGTGGACAAGTTAAGTCGTAGGCTTCTGTTATTTCTGGTAATGGAGTTACTTCTTTAATCATAACCCATTCTATAGTATCATCTAGTACCATATCTCTATATTTACTCCAGAACTCATCTCGCTTAAAGAAATCTGGATAAGCATTTATAATATCTAGGATAATGTGTTTTTTAAAACTACCGCCATAAGTAGGAGAAGCTTCTTTTATTAACGTCCATAAAGATTTAGCATTATCTCTATCGTTTTGATTAAACAAGAAGTTTCTAAGCTCTTGCATCCTAAATACTGATAAAGTAGGAGTATATTCTACTTCCGTAGTAGTATCTAAGTGTTCGAATATTTGCTGTAACCTACTAGCTTTATTTTCGTTTAACAATTTTATTTTGTTCTTAGCATGTTTTATAGTACCTAGTACTGCTCTAATAGAATATTCTATAGTACCAGTCTTACGTGTAAATATAGTCATAGCGGATGACATTCCTAAACTATGTATAAGACCAGATATTTCATATGCTAGTTTTTGACTAGTAGTAGAATATGAAATAGCTTTACTACTTAAAGTACCTATAGACACAGTACCATCTGTATCTATCAATCCACTATAAAGACCCCATCTGAACCCAGCTGAAGTATTAACCCAGAATGAAGGTAATTGTTTATTACCAGCACCATGACCGATATACTTACGTAGTAGGTTAGCTACTGGTTTAAAATACCATGTATGTTTACTATGTTTATAAACGCCCTTATCAAATTCATGGTCTTCAGTATGAGTATATAGATTACCTTCATAACCATAAGACTGTAAAATGTTAGTGATCTTATCTTTTATAGTATCATGTACAGAAGACAACATTATAGCTGTCATATTTTTATTCTTAAGACTATCTGATGAAAAATTAACCCAACCATCTCCTATCATAGCTCCAAATAGATACCCTAAGTCAAAGTTGAGTTTAAACTCTACATTCTCTTCTTGTATAGTATATTTAAGTTTACCAGGTCTAACATACTTATCAAAGCTATTCTTAAGTTTAGGCATAACCATACCTACCTCTGGATTAGCTCTAATGTAATTTAAATTTTCATCTAGTGTTACTAAGCTATGGTCATTACTACATTGAAGCGTAGCTCCTTTATAGGTCTTAACGTTAAGCATAGTTAAGTTCTTATGTACGGAGAGTGACTCTGGATGTACCCATTTTAACTCTCCTTCCCACATAGTTAAGACTTCTACATTCTCTGGTACTTTATAGTACTCTTTATTTCCTTCTGTCTTGATTAACTCTTCCCTAGGAAAATCTTTAAGGTTGATTAGTCCATTAGAGTAAGTTATTCTATATTTATCGCTCATAGGCATAGTTTGCTCCTTGTTAGTGTTATTGATATTTCTATCAATAATATTAACTTTAGGAACTTTTTTGTTAACATAACGCATGTGTACTAGGCCTAATAATGAGTCACCGTCGAACCTTTTCTTAATTACCACTTAGTTCTTCTTATGGTAATACTACTATAAATTATAGTAGCTACTTATACTTTAGTATAAGAGGAGACTATATCTCTTACATATATTATGTAAGTCACTGCATTTCGATTTAAGGGATTCTCACCCGCCCACTAGGGCCCTACTCCTGTTGCTAGTTATTTTAAGACGTCTAGCCAAGGGATAGTCGTTGAACTCAAATGTTTTACTAACCTATAGTTAGCATTCACATTCTTCGCTGCGTCGGTTGCCCAATGTAATAAAGTTTTTACCATGCTATACGCTTCCATTACTGGGTATAGTGTTATAGTGTATTTCTACCTATAAGTGGTATTTATTACCTCTAAGGGTGTTCCCGCAATTAACAGTAAATGACCTCGAATATGGATGTTTTAAGTGGTTTTATATCAAACCGCTTCAGCTTACCATCTCGATCGATCGCCGTCCATTTTCTGTAGATGATACACACTACTGCTCACGCTACCAAAGTATTTCTCTCCGTCTTTAGGATACTCTGGAAGATCTAATACTTCAGTATCTAAATATACTTTAACTCTCCTACCTATAGCAGTTGATTTAAGATATACTCCAGATGGATATATAGAACCTAAGTTGATAACAGGATAACGAGTTACTGTGGCTTTAGTTTGTTTAGCTACTGAAGCTACCGATATGTAAATTAACTCTCCATATGTTATAGGTCTTAACTTACTTACGTTAACTTCTTTAGGTATATTGTTGGTATCTTTAACTACGTATATCTCTTTACCTTTATCTTCTACTAGAGCTATATAATCATCTCCTAGTTTAGCATAGTCATTCTTTACTACATCTTGTTTAAGTTTATTAAAGATATTATTAAGACCTTGAGCTGTAGTCCATGCTTCTTTATCTTTAGCGTTAGCTGTTTTGAAAGTAGTCTTAAGTGTTTTACTATCTATAACTTTAACGTTATTAGACATAGGGTTAGCAACACCTATGATAAAATACTTATGCAGTTCATGTACTGCTAATGGCATAATAGACTTAACGAACTGATATAGACCAACTGTAGTATCGTTAAAAGAGATTTTATTAGGGTCTTTAAGATCTGATACTACGTTAGGTAGTGCTGTAAGAACGTTACGTGTACCATCCATTAGTCCTCTAGAAGCCCATTTAGATTGTATAAAACCTCGTTTACCTTCTAAGATGTTCTTAATGTACTCGAATATATCTAAAGCTATAAGTTGTACTCTATAACGATAAGGATCATAGTTAGCGTAGTTATTTTCTTTTATAGTATTATTACGGATACCATTAACAGCCATGATCATTCTAGAATAAAGGTTATTAATTTCATCCTGAGTAGGTCTACCTTTAGAATCTTCTTCTATATCACGTAGTCCTGCTGGTAGTACGTAGAAATAACGTATTAGGTTCTCAGGACGTAATGCCTTAAGAACTACCTCTATAGAGACTGAACGAGATTTAGACTCTGAGTTAGTGAATTGTATCTTATGCACATTCTGCATAAAGAACTCGTATCCTGTAGAGCCTTTAGGATCCTCTATGAATGTACCTAGTTCTGTATTGAAAGAAGCTTTAGTTTTACCGGATAGGATCTTATCGAAGATAGGATCTAGGCTTATAAGTATCTTATAAGCGAATGGATGTAAGATAGGCATCTTGAGATCTATATATCCTGGTTTAATCATACGTATCTGTGTATCACGTGTACCGAATATAGTTTCTGAAAATAAGCCTTTTGGGTCGTAGACCTTACTATTAGACTCGTAGATAGCTAGGGAAGTAACTTCTCCCATATCTCGTAGTTGTTCTGGTTTGATCGTAAGAAAATCTACGTTGAATAATTTATCTAATAACGCAGCCATTTCACCTTCCTTATATTGATGTAAGTTATATCTAGGGTTTAGATCAGTCAAGAGCCTTATTTCCTTAGGGTTTCTTGGCTGACCATAACGATGGTCAGACTGATATATTGTAACGATATAAGGAGCAATAATGGCTAAAGATGATTTCGACTTTGAAGATATAGAAGATTTTGAAGATTTTGATTTTTCAGATCTTGACGACGATGATGGATCAGATGTTAGTAAAACTACTAAAGGTGATAATGGTAAAAAGAGATCACCTGTAGAGAAAACCATAAACGAAGTTTATAATGCTGCTAAGGATAACATAAAACGTAAGAGTGTTAAAGATCATGCTGCTGGAGTATTACAAAAGACATTAAGCACTGATGCTAATGGAGCGTTGAACGATCTAAAATGGGAAATCTCTAAGATAAAAGATGATGCTGCTAAACAGCTGAAACCATTAGGTAACACGTTATCTAATATAAGTAAAAATCTTGCTAGTAGTTTACCTAAAGGTAAGATAAGTAACTTATTAGAAACATTAAGTAAGAAACTTAAGAGCGAGAATGATAGCTACTATGGAGAATATAAAGAAACTCTATACGATTTTAAAAATGGTATAGAGAGTTCTTTAACAGAGTTAGATAATAAACTAGCTGGGTTAACTTCTGAAGCTACATTAGGTAACCAAAGAGTAGGTAATGAACTGTTAAAACAACAGTATGCTAACCTAGTGATGATGAAAGAACAAGATAGGTTGTTCTATAATAAATCTTTAGAACTACAGTGGAGAACTGCTACTGGTATCGAGGATATGTTAAAGTTCCAAAGAGAACAGTTCCAGTCTTTTACTACACAGTTCGAGAGTATCATAAAGAATACTTCACTACCTGAAGCTGTTAAGTTAAGGAATGCTGAAGTAGCTGGTATGGTACTGAAACAAAAAGCTTTTGGTAGTCTGTCAGAAAGTATCTTTAGGAAAGTAAATCCATTAGAAGTTTTTAGTAATACCATAAACAAAAGACTAAGAAATATGCTATCAGACGCTAATGATGGTCTGGAAAATCTTGCTAATGCTAATGATAATCTAGATGGCTTTGGTATGTCTAAAGCTAGCATGGGTGGTATGTTCGGTTCTGAAATACTACTAAGTGCGTTATACGGTAAACTAGGTAAAATGGTACCTGGTAAATATAAGAACAGACTAGATGGAAATATTATAGCATTAGCTAGTAACCCATTAGACTATCTTAAAAGTCTTAGGAAAAATGAAGCTAGAGGTCTATCTGGTAAAATAATCAATAAGTTAGTAGGTGCTATAGAAGATGGTATGCCTACTAAAGCTGCTTTTAATAATACTAAGCTAGGTAAAGCACAACTAGACGAACAAGCGTTATTCGACGGTAGAACACATAGTACTATTAACACAGTCATACCTATGTTACTATCGAAAATACATAACGAGGTTCATGGCCTAAGGACTGGTAAAGATGTTAACGAAGATACTGAGTTAAGATTTGATGTTAAATCACAATCGTTTAAGTCTACAGCTGATGTTAAGAAAGAGTTAAGATCTCATATTGCTAAGGATATGGTAACAGTAGCTAAGAGTAGAGCTTCTGGTATGAGAAATGAAGTTAAAGAGAGATTAAAGAAAGTTCATAGTCCTAATAAAGATAAAATACTAGGTAGATTAGATAAAGCCATCATAGGTTATATCACAGAGTATGGATCTTTATCTCCAGAAGCTATGACTAGAGTAGAATTCTTAAGATATTTTCCTACTAATATGCAGTTAGAAGCTGGAGATTTATTCGGACAGTTCTTACATAGTTTAAGAACCGAAGGTAACTCTAAAGGTATCTACGATCTATTTAATAGATCTGGAGACTTCTTAAAAATGTCTACTGCTACTATGCAAAACTATGCTACTGGTATGAACGCTGACTTAGCTATAAAACAAGGTTTATTAACAGCAAATGGTTTAACCGGTGGTATGACTACGAATGCTGAAGGTATAAAGAATATCTTTAATAAAGCTAGTAAGAGTAAACGTTATGATGGTAGATATGAACTATACGAAGACTATGATGTCTACGATATGGATTGGAGAAATTCTATTAGACATGATATGGATAGTATCAGGAACTTTAGGATAGAAGATAACCCTACTGGAGAAGTAACTGGTAGGTATGGGACTAGAATGACTATCGAAGAAGTCGATAGTTTTGAACAAGCAGAACAATCTTATAGACTAAGAAGAGAACAGTTCATAAGGGCGTTTAGAGAAGATCCTGTTAACATAGCATTACAAGCTACTGATCCTGCTGAATATGAACGTAAGTTAAAGAAAGCATTAAAAGACTTTGATAAGAAGCCGTTCATTAGCCAGCTACTAAAGATGATGAGCACGAAACTAAAAGAAGAAGGTGAACGTGTAAGAAACTCTGATGTTGGTATGGGATTTGCCAGTCATATGTCTCAAGCTAGAGATGCTGTTAACCGAGCAGCTAGTGATATGAGAGATACTACTGTTAACTTCTATAACGATAATAAAGATAGAGTTGTAGATGGAGTTACTGGCTTCTATAATAGTAGTAAAGATACTGTTACTGGTGCTTATGACCAACTAAAAGAAAACGTTAGTGGTCTTAAAGATGATGTTGTAACTTATGTTAATTCTAAGGGTATTAAAACCGATATCACTATGGACGATGCTAAAGAGTTCTACCAACATAATATCTCTAGAGCTATAGGTGGTGTTAATAAACTTTACGAAGATGCTAAGAATGTAGACTTAGAGGCTATCAATAAGAAGAAACAAGAGCTGATAGACCAAGCTAAGAAAGTATTACCTACCGAACAGTTCGAAGCTGCTAAAGCTTATATCGAAAGTAAAGATCCTAGAGAGTTGATGCAGGATGTTATAGAACAAACTAAATCAGCTGCTACTGGCGGTAAAGAGTTAGCAGAGTTAGCTATACGTGCTGCTAACGGAGATCAAGAAGCTATAGAAGAACTGAAAGAGAAAGCTAGTGGTGTTGGTTCTACTGCTAAAGAGAAAATAGAACAACTACAGGATGAACTACTAGAAGCTAACCAAAAGCTTAAAGAAGCTACTACTAAGAAAGCTAAAGAGACTTTTGATAAAGTTAATAAAGCAGAATATATTAACAGTATTAAGAAAAAGAAACCTTCTGATAGAACTATAGAAGAAAGAGAAGCATTAATTAACGAAAGAGTTGATACAATGTTTAGCGCTATGGGTAACTTTGCTAGCTTCCTTAAGAATCCAGCTGGGTTATTAAAAGACTTAGCTATAAGAGGGGCTAAAGGAGCTATAAAAGCACCATTTAAATTCATTACTTCTGACTTTGCTAAGAACGCTAGAGCTACTGAAAGAGAGATGTATAAACGTTTCTTTACTAAAGGTATACCTGCTATAGGTAGAGGCGTAAGAGATGGCGGTATAGGTGCCATATTAACAGTAGCAGGAGCAATGGGATTAGTGCAAAAAGGAGCTGATGGCGTATGGAACCATCCGCTAGCTAAAGTATTTCGCCGTAAAGAAAGAGAAGCTTATGGTGTAGATGACCCAGATGATCCTAAGAATAAAAACACCTGGAGAAATAGACTTAAGAACTTTGGTACTAAGTCTAAAGATAGTTTAAAAGGTGCTCTTACCGGTAAAGATAAAGATGGTAATAAGTTATCATTCTTTAGTAGACTTAAAGAACTTCTTAAACCGCTATTATTTACCGTACCATTTTTACTAGGTAGTGTTAAAGACGCTATCGTTAGCGTAGGTAAAGGTATATTTAAAATAGGTAAAGGGATTTATAAAGTTGGTGAATATGTTTGGAAAGGTATCAAAGGTATCTATAAGTTCGGTAAAGAAATGTTCGGTAAGTTAGACGGAATATTTAAGTCTATAGGAGAGTTTGTAGGTAAAGGATTAGTAACTGCTGGTGGCGCAGCTGCAGCTGGTGTTACTAAAGTAACTGAAGCTGCTATGAAAACTAAAGCAGGTCAAGCTGTAGCTGGTACTGTAGCGGAAGGAGCTGCTGCGTTAAGTAAAACATCTATAGCTAAAAAGATTACTGGTATTCTTAAATCCTTTACAGAACCGATTATGAAACGTTTAGGACCTATAGCTGGTAAGAAACTAGTAGCTGAATTAACAGTTAAGATAGCCTCTAGAGCTGTTCCTTTCTTAGGTTGGGGGTTGTTACTATACGATGCTGCTATGGCTATTAAGTATATGACTGTTGATGGTTTATCATTTACTTCTGCCGTTAGTAAAGCTGTATTAGGATTTGACTTATTTAATAACGATGATGTACCTATAGATAATGATGGTAATCCTATTAAACCAGATGAACCTGAGAAAGCTTATGAAGAAGCTAAGAAGAAACTAGAGATGGAAGATAATAATAAGAAAGGTAAAGCTTATTATGTAGATGATAAACAGGTTACTAAAGAAGAGTATGATAAAGCTCAGAAGGATAATGAAGAAGCTAGAAAGAAAGGAGATAAAGGAGTTTCTACATCATTTGTTAATATAGCAAATGATGAGTTCGGGGGTGGTATTGCTACCGATGATGCTAAACGATACTTAGATTTCTTAAAAGCATTTAAGGACTTAGATCCAGCTGCTAGACAACTTAAGATACCTGTTAGTGTAGGTGATCATAGTACATATTGTGGTCAACTAGTAGATAAGATTTACTATAACATAGGCGAGTATGCTAATAACATCTACTGGAATGTATTACAAGAAGGTAATATGTTATATCGCAGAAAAGAACCTACTAAAGAAGGTGAAGAAGCTACATATACTCTCTTAGATAAAGAACAGTATATTAAAGCTTTACATACGTTAAATGCTCCATTCGCTAAGAATATTAAGAAAGCTATAGCTGGTGATGAGAAACCAGAGTACGATAAATTCTATATACTATATAATAAGCATATAGAAGATAAAATACGTAAGATCCAAGAGATCATTATAGAGAAATCTACTAAAGAGAAACCTACTGGTATCATGGCTATACTTAAAGGGTTGATAGCTTCGTTATTTAGTAACTCTGTTAACGAAGGTAAATCAGGGCCACAAAAAGCCGCTAATACATATTCGTTCAAGAACGATATTAACAAGGATGTTAACGCTAGTATACGTAGTACGTTAGTAGATGATACTATGCCTATTAAGAGTAGTAACAATACTAGCTATAGCGGCGCAGAAGCCGCTACTAATGTTTCTATATACGATAAAGCTAAAACCACTAAGTCTAATAAAGAAAAAGGTATGACTAAAGAGAACCTAATGGAAATAGCTGTAAAGGCTATGAACAAGTTAGGATGGTCACCTAGAGAACAAGCTATGTTCTTAGCTAACGTACAACATGAAACAGGTAACTACCAGTGGTTTGCAGAAATGGGTAATGATAAATATCTTAGCAGATATGAAGGTAGAGTTAAAGACTTAGGTAACGATCAACCTGGTGATGGTATTAAGTATAAAGGTAGAGGATTAATACATCTTACCGGTAAAAAGAACTATGCTGAAATCGGAGCTAGATTAGGTATAGATATCGTTAAGAATCCGCAGCTACTAGAAGATGATCCACAGATAGCTGTAGGGTCTGCTATCGAATGGTGGAATAGACAAAAAGAACGTTATAAATCATTTAGAGAAGCCATAGCTAAAGATGATATAAGAACTGTTAATAAACAAGTTAACGGTGGCAATAATGGTATGGCAGAACGTATAGCCTACTATGACCAGTTTAAGAAAGCTTGGAATATAGACGGCGGTATGACTGCTGGTCAGTCTACAGATGCTGCTAACGGTGAAATGTTCCAACAAGCATTAAAAGGTGATTTCGCTAGTATTAAAGGTATCAGCGGCATCAATGTTAATACTGGTACTGTAGGTACGAATACAGACTCTGCTTATGTAGGTATGAATACTAATAGTGGTTATACTAATAAGTATAATGATGCTGCTGTTAGTGGTATAGATCTTTCTAACCTACCTGAGAAATCTAAAGCACTAGTAGAAACGATTAATCAACATGCTGTTAAGAAAGCAGATGGTACTGGATCTCAAGGTCTATGTGCTACGTATGTTAGGGAAGGATTAGAGTCTGCTGGATTTAAAACATCTGATGGTTCTACTATTAGTCAGAAGTATAAGAATAAAGGATTAGCAAAATCTGCATATATGTACGATACTAACGGCATTATGTCAGACTTAGGATTTGCTAAGATAGATCCTAGTAATACTCCATTACCTGGTGACGTTGAAGTATTTGGTAGGACTAGCCATAATCCGCATGGACATATACAAGTCTATAATGGTAAATACTGGGTATCTGATTTCCATCAATCCGGTGGTTCTAGACATCGTAAGTATGGTACCCCTAATACTAGCTATGACGGCATAGTACCTAGCCTATATCGATATGCTGGAGATAATGCAGCTACAGCTGGTAAAGAAGAAGAGCCAGTAGTAGCTACTAAAGCAGATGGTACAGATACTGAGAATACTGATGTAGCTAGTAGTATGCCAACTACCGGTAGTACATCTACTATAGGTAGTGTACCAACAGCTACTGGCATTAACACTAGTGAGGGTACTACAGCTACTAGTATGGATGTTCAGAGAGCATCTGGCACTAATATGGCTATAGACTCTTTATCAGGAGTTATAGAAGATGGCAATAGTATCCAGAATAAACAATTATCTGTTAACGAACAAGTATTGCAGACGTTAATAGAGATGAAAGGGTTGTTAGGTAATACTGATGATCTAGCTGCAACTAGAGTACAGAATCAAAGACAGAATATACCTAACTTAAACAAAGGTAATCTTAAGGACATAGACTATACTGGTTATACCATGAATAATACTAATCCTGTAAGACCATTTAGACCAGACGCCGCTGTAGGGCAATACAGAGTAAAATAAAAAATATAACAGTAAGAGAACTCACGTTCTCTTACTGTTACTTTTCTTTTTAGGTTCTGGTACTTCTAGCCTAGCTCGTTCGAATACACTTACATTAGGTTCAACTTTATAGCTGTTGATAAGGTCTATGACATTAGTATCTGTAAACTTATCTTCTTTTAGTAACTTCTGTATATCATTTACGATATTAAGATAGTTACCTAGTTTAGTTATGTTCATATACACAGGTTCTGATAGTTCTGGTACATACTTATCACGTACTACCCATTTAGCTATTGTTAGAGGTAATGTATTCTCTCTAAGCCATTTTTGCATCTTAGGATCTTGATTAACTCTAGAACATACAGCATACGCCATAATAGCCCAATAGTTAGGTAACTTAATAGTAGGTAACTTCTTGATGATACCTAGATCTTTGTTACTGAACTGACCTTTCATTAGCAATCGATATGGATAATCCTTAGTAGAGATATATTGCATAAATCTACCGATACTACGTACATCTCCTATCAGAGTCTTAAATAAGTAATTGTAGTTAATACTTAAAGCTCTACCTAAGATATGATTACTTTCTGATACTAAAGATATATAATCTTTACCTTCTTCTTGTCCAGTTATGTCTGGAAACTCTATTTTATTCAACATTAGTATTTACCTCAAATTCATCTGGAAGAGAACTTATGTATTCTGTCTTACGTCTAGTAGCTTCTCTGGCTTTCATCTCTTCTTCATGTTTTATTCTCTTAGGAAGTAACAGGTTAGCTATCCTAACACCTAATGTTCTTAGCATCATAGACTGTACGAAGATAGAACCATACGTAGTTAAGATACTGTCTTTATACTCTGGCATAAGATGTATATAAGCGTCTCTTAACTTAGTATCGTGCATGATAGGAGTATATAGTTCTGCTACGAATGCCGACATACTATACAAGTTAATACCTTGTTGTAAGAAAGCGTTATTAAGAGCTTGTAAGATCTCTATTCTAGCTTCTTGTTGTCTAGGGTTATTAAATATAAAAGAGTCTAAACGTTTCATACCTTTGATAGTAAAATAACCGAATGTATTAACACTATCTAAGTCCGATAGAAACTCTACTAACTCTTTATTATCCTGGAATACTTCTACTAAGATAACAGCTGTTTTATCTAGTATTTCTTCTGTTATGATTTTAACTTCATTATCCATTTTCTAACTCCATGTCATCTTCTTCTGCATCATCTTGTTTAAGAGTATCTTGTAATAACTCTATCTCTTCTTTATCTAAGGTCTCTAGGTCTGATATAGGACCAGTAGTATTAAACACCTGCTGTTCTATAGTTAACCAGTCATCACTGTTCTTAGTCTTGATACTAACAGTAAATTTAAACTCTGTTACGTTAAACAGATGTGATACTAGTTTAGTAAAACCATCAAATGTCATCTTAGGAGATGTAGCCATCTGGTATAGTCTATACTCTAGTTTCTCGTCGAATACAGGGCTATTGATTTCCATCCTATACATCTTATCTCTAGTTTGTGCCATCTTACACAATGTACGTAATTTATTAACTACACCTAGAGACATAGTTATTCTACGGAACATATTTGCTAATACACCATTAGCGTTCTGTTCAACTTGCTTACTAAACACTTCAGGTACAGAAGTGTTCTTAACTTCTTGACTAACTTCATTAGCCATTTTAACTCCTTGATACTAACATATCTCTCTAAGATATATTAGGTTGTTGTACGGTAGAATAAACAGTATCTATTATTCTCCTTATATAAATAATATGTATTTGAATATATCTTAAGTTACAGCTTAACGTTATATTACCCTTAATACTACTATGTAATAAGAAGAAGTTATGGAACTTATCTAATACGTTTATAAACTTTCTTATATCCGCTACAGGATCTAATGGTAACTTACCATCACTACCTAAGAACTCTAGGAATGTTAATGTTTGTATCTTATCTTCAGATACTAATGTTAACATAAGATCTTTATTAAGTATATCCTGTTTCATTATGCTTTCTAGTTCATATGTGTACAGTGGTAATGTAATAAATACAAAAGGACATTCTGAATTATAGAGTTTACGTAGATCTATAGGATACTCTTGTATTTGTTTAACTTTATCGCCATATGTTAATGGCTTATTACTCACTGTAGGTAAGAACTTTTTTAACCATTGGAACATATGTATCTCCAGTGTTATTTTTAATCTTGTAATCTATTATAATACAAAAGATATTACCATTCTAGAGCATATAGCCTAGAATGGTAATATTGTTAAGTACTGAGGATTTAACTGTAACTCTTTATAAGTAACATAAGCTATAGAAATACTATCTATAGCATGTTCTGTTAGTGAGTTTAAATCTATCTTACTAGCTATCTCCGGTATGTTAAGGAGATTAGCTTTCATATCATTCTTATCAGCTGCTCCACCTGCACCTACCGATGACTTAATATACTTCGGTGGATATTTCAATATTTTACACCAAGGATTAGATAACCTAGTAGCTAACTCTATAGTATTTACATACTGAGATAGTTGTATAACAGACTTAGGGAATCTAGAGTTCATGAAGGCTGCTTCTAAACTTAGTACTACTGGTTGGTAGTTAATATTAAGTCCAGTAACTATGTTATGTAACTTATGAACTCTAGCTAATAGTACATTATAGTCTGTATCGTTAACGAAATTATCGAGTACTAGTGTTTGAGAACTAATACCAATAATCTCGTTAGTGCCACAATCTATATGTAATATACCTATACCTAAGTTATTACCAGGATCTATACCTATAACATTATAATAGTTAAGATCATAGTTATACATATCTTATACCTAGTTATAAGTTATAAAATGGTTCTGCACCACCTAGTTCTATATTACGTTGGAACTTATTAGCACTATTAAGATCTAATGCTACATCTAGATCTATGTCTACGAAGTAACTGATCTGAGTATCTAGAGTTTCATAACCATAGCTAGTAGGTAGATCATAACCATGACATATACCTAACTCTGTTATCTTCTTACAGTCTTGTAAGTTAAATAACTTAAGTACTTGCTTAATCTCTTTCTGCTCATCTTCTAGTAAGTTAAACTCTAGTTTAAAGCGATTAATAACAGAGCTTACAGAAGTAACTACTTTAGGATCTGATGGTTTAATAACTGGAGTAGGGTTAAGATACTTATCACTATCAAAACTCATAATAGATAATATATCATTACCGTTAACTTTATTAACTAGAAAATTATAGTTACGATAATCTATTAGTTCACATACCTTAGCGTAATAAGCATAGTAAGATTCTCCGTTGATCTCTATGATCTTACGAAGTCTATACTTCTGTCTAGTTATAACATCTATATCATCGTTAAGAGGCCTAACGATGAATGGTATGTGTTTAAACAACGCAGCATCTAATACAGAGTGTTGACTATATTTATAGCTAGTAACATCGCCTACATAAGGAGTACCACCTACACCTAATACAAAGTATCTTAACCTAGGGAATATAGGTTGTTCTATAGTACCCATAGGTGTATGATCTGTTGGGTAGATACTAAACTTTTCGTTAAGTGTTGTGTTCTTATGTACTTTATAATAACGGTTAGCTAACATAGCATTGATAAGAGATAACCCATAGATAGACAATTGACTACTCTTTACCATTTTCTTCTCCTAATATCTCTTCCATAGTTAACGTTGGCTGTTCGAAGCTATCTTCTCCTGGTACAAACGTAGGTCTTACTAGATCAGGTGTTTCTACCAACTGGTTCTCTTCTGGTTTACGTACTGCCTGTTGAGATCTACGCTCTGCTTGTGCTTTAAAGATACCAATAACTGTAGCTCTCATATCGGCATCGTTCTTAACAGCTGTTTGTTTTAACCTAGTAGTAGCTGCTTTATCGATAGCGCTATCTATAGAGTTAAGTACTTCATTAGCTACTCTTATATCTCCTGTTCTCTTAGGAGCACCTTCTTTAAAAACTTCACTTACCATCGCTAGTCTATAGTTAAGAGTTCTATTCAGTAGTTCTTGTTCTTCTTCTGTGTATATAGCATTGTTATTGTTATTAGACATACTATACCTCCTGTATTCTATTAGAAAATCAGTCAAGATCTACCTATAGTATAGGTATATAGGGATATTTTAATATTAGTAGGCTAGGTAATTTTTGATTTTAAATTAACGTAATAAGGAGTTCGAATGGACATAGGTGTAATAGTATACACAGACGGTTCTGTAGGACCTACCGTACCAGGCTATATGGGTATGGGATATCATGGGTATTTTTATAGTATGGAGTCAGAGTATAAGAAATCTGGAGATAGACCTAAGGATGGATATGTAACGAAGTTAGGTTATGTATGTACTCAAAATTCTGCTAATTTTGCTAATCAGAATATGGAACATATACAAGTTAACCCATTAGGATACTTAGATGGTCACTATGCAGATGGTAAGACTATAGCAGACTCTAATGTAGCTGAATATACAGCTATTAAAATAACATTAGAGAGGGTAAAAGAGTTCGTAGATCGTAATGATAAATATACTCTTAAGAAGTTAGAGATATTTACAGACTCTCTTAATGCTATATCGTTATATAACATCGTTAAGATGTTCTATAAGAATCATAAAGAGCTATTAGATACAGAAGAGAAACTAGATAACTACATAGAAGAGAAATATGGCACTAGAGCTGAGTCTAGTAGGAAATGGTTAAAGCTTATGTATCCTATCTATGTTAACTTCATAGAGTCATTAGGTCAACCTGAAGTAGTGTTTACTAAAGTAGAAGGACATAGTGGTAATACAGGTAATGAAATAGCAGATATGTTAGCTGTTACTGCTAGGAAAATATCTCAAGATGGTTCTGTAGTAGATAACTTATTCTGGTCTGAGGATAAGTATTGGAAACCTGTTGTTACTAAGCCTAATTTCTTAAGGTTTAGACAGTTGTATTTTATCCATAATACTAACAATAACATAATGCCGGATAAAGCTTATTTTACAGTTATGGATTATGGCTCTATAGATATCGGTAAACGATCTGGAGAAACATTATACGGTATCGTAAGGATGGATAAGATACCGAATGAGATAGTAGATGTTATGCAGAACTACCAGAAGCAATATGTAGAATATCCTATGTTAGTCTATACGATAGATCTTGATAAATTGTATAAACCTGATTATAACAAATACATTATGAACTTAGGTATAGACTCTATGGTGCGTGATAAGAATGGTAACTTACTAGCTATGAGTAGAGAACCGTTTGTATATCCTATCAAACCAGCTGGATTAGCTAAGAGAGTATATGATAATACGAATAGTTTAATATCTACATTAGAAACTGCTAGAGCTGAAATAGCTCAAGGGTTTGAGAATGGTAATGGTAAGTTTTATTACGATATTACAGATCTTATTTACGAGACTAAAGGTAAGAAACTTAGTTGTAAGTTAGGTAATGGTGTTAAGACACTAGAACTTAAAGATATTAAGTTAGATAAAGACTTAACAGTTACTGCTAAGTTAATACTAGGTATAGATCTACCAGATAGAAATAGTCTTAAAGCTATGGAAGCAGATCATCCTAAAGTATACGTTATGTTCTTAAGAGAAGGACCTACTGTTTATAGTTACTACGTATTTATACTATCTGATACTAGCACATCATATGGTGTATACCATAACTTATTTAGTAGTAGAATATATTTCGATAATAAGGAACATAATGAAGAAAATAAGAAAAACAAAAAGAGTTAGGAAAGAAAAGCTATCTGAGATAACGAAAGACTTTCTTAATAACAAAATGAGTAATAGACCTGCTTTTAAAATAAGAGAGGAAGAAGATAATGATACAGAAGAGTATGAAGAAAAAACTACTGATGTTACGGAAGAAGAGGAAGAAAATTGTTATCTTACAACAAATATTCGAAACAGTTAGATTAGAGTTTACAGATTGGTTTAACCGATCTGTAGGTACTTATAACAATAGAAACACATTTTATAATAGGAGCCATTATGACAGATTTTAACAACGAACTTAAAATATGGAGAGAAGCTAGAGATATTACTATAGCTTCTCAAAGACCAGGACTAGTAGGTAACCTGCTAGAAGAGACTACTGAGCTAGCTAGAGGTATAGATATGAACGATGTAGTTGATGCTATGCTAGACTATTTTGTATATGCTGCTAATGCTATAGAAGGTATAGATCTTAACCAAGACCTATTAGAGAAAGAACTAGAAGATGTTAACAGTAAGAAACATAAGTTCAGAGAGCTAGAACCAGAAGCATTTGAAGTATTTAAGAAGTACTTCGTTAACCAGCTGATAGAAGGTATTAAAGCAGCTGGGTTCCTAACATTACCTAGAACTACTGAATCAGATAGTAAACATAAAGAGATAATAGAAGTCTACACAGAGTATCTTAATAAGCTATTTAGGATTATTAAATCTACTATTATCATAGCTGGTTATGATTTTGACTTAGCTGTTAACGAATGTTTAAAAGCTATCCATAGTAGAAAAGGTAAATGGGATGACAACATTAAGAAGTTCGTTAAAGACCCTAACCAATTAGATCGATATGAACCTAATTATGATTTAGCTAAACTATAAAAAATGACTACCATACAGAACATATTAGTTCTGTATGGTAGCATCTAATTTTATAAAAGGAAACTAAATGTCCGGAGTCGTTTCAGTCTCGGAAGTATCTGAAGACTCCTCAGTAGAAGTTTCTTCTGTAGTCTCTTCTGTCATGGTTTCTTCATCAGAGGATGTTTCACCAGTATCACCTGTGTCATCTCCCATATCGAAGCCCATGTCATCACCACCCATTCCGTCATCTCCACCATCTCCACTCATATCTCCAGAGCTATCATCAGCTCCATATCCCCCATAGTCAGATCCTGAGCTTAGATCTCCAAACTTATCTATAACTTTCTTCTGATATTGATCAGATAGTTTCTTAATATCTTTGCCACGTCGTTCTGCATAGCTAATAAATGCTTCTACAACAGCTTGTGCCATATCAGCATTCTCGTCGAAGTATGGATACATCAAATGTCCATCATCTTGTTTTACATGCCACTCTAAGATCTCTGTCATATAGTTATTATTCTGTAACCATTTCTTAAGAGCGCCTGCTTTGATCATACCTTTAATCTTATCAGCATCCTGGTTAGCAGATCCTATAAAGTAAGTATCTAGTAGTTCTTGAGAGTATAAATTATCTACAACAGTATTTAATTTACTGTAATAAGCATCGAATGCTTTAGCTTTCTCATCTTCGTCTCCAAACTCTGGGTATGGTAGTTCTATCTCTATAGTAGTTCTAAAGATATCTATAAGATAGTTAACTAGGTCTTTAGCTTTAACTTTATCTAAAGAGATTTCTTCTTCTGCAGCTACTGAAGATTTAACATGCTTAGTTATAACTTCTTTATTAGCTGTTACAGTCTCTGCTATTTCATTACGTAATAATGGATCGTTAGTGATATACTTACGTACGTGTTTAGTAAGCATAACCATAAACTTATCCTGTAATGAGATAATACGTTTAGCAAGTAGTTTATTCTTTATAACTACTGTAGCCGCAAAATCTTCTTTAAGACCTTGTTCTACTAGTTCCGGAGAAATACCTAGTGATTTAAGTATCATGTTCATAATCTTAGTATAAACATCGTTACTAGGATCTACTGCATCACCTTTAGTACCAGTACGAGTATCTCTAGATACATCCATCTTAGGTAAGTAAGGAGAAACTACTTTAATAGTATAACCTTGACGTATAACCCAGTTATGTAGGGATGTATGCTCCATCATACCTAATGGAAATGCTACGTTATTAGTACGTAATACTTCTGACATATACTTCTCAGCTGTTACCATAGGATTGGTATCATCATCATCGAGTTCTAATGTAATATCTGTTATAGGTATTGCATTCTGTATTGAAGATTTAACGTTAGCGTATAATAACATACCTGCCATAGATGCTAATACTACAAGATCTTCTAAGAGTGATTTTCCTGTTCCATTGCGGCGATAATCGAATGCATAGTACTGTATTAACTCTACTGGCATATAAAGAAGTTTAGTACCTTTAGATGCTAATGCTCTTGATAGCATAACGCGATAAATATCTGCAGAGTTCTTAACTTCTACTAGATCTTCTAAGTCTCCAGATCGTAAACGAGATTTAATCATATGGTCTACTATATCTCCATAGAGTTGTTCTATATTCTCTAGTTCAGCTACTTCTGCTAAACCACCGAATAAACCTAGTTTAGCTTTGTTAATGATAGAGGTTTTAATATCAGTAGCACCTGATACTGGAGTTGGACTACCACAAGCCGCTAGTAGATCTAAATCTTCTAATGCAGATGTTAAATTAACAGGGTTACCTAGTTGATCTAACACTACAAAGTATCCTACATGCCTACAAGGTTCTCCTGTAGCATAAATAGGTATAACAGATTCTACAGGTAAATGTAATACTAATGGCATAGATAAAGAGTCTCTTATAGTTTCATCTTCTTTAAGAGCGAACTCTACATCGGATGGTCTATTAGTATTAGTATTACGGAATAACGTATCTAAGTAAGCAAATGTATTAGCACCCGCTTCTGCTTCTAAGTTAACAGTATACTTATCTTTTTTAACATCACCTGTTAAGGTATTGATAGTCTTAGCCGCTTTACGTAAAATAGAATAATCGTTAGTTATCTCTAAGTTAAGATTAGCTTCTGTTAACGTAAACTTCTGCTCTCTTTTCTCTTTAGAGATTTTAGATATATCCATATTAGAGTAAGAACTAACTATTGACTCACCGTTGATACTAAATGCTGGTTTATTAATAGCTTTACTACTGAATACAGAACCTAGTGATTCACTATTAACGAGTACTGCTTCACCATCTCTATTACTATAAGACATAGTACCTACTCCGTTATATCCACCAGAGTAGTTAATGAGTCTATCTACAGATGCTTCTGGTATGATAGCTTCTACATAAGCGCCTTTAGTAAATAGAGCTTCTTCTAGTATTTGTGGTAGTTTCTCTTCTAGCTTATAGTTAGTTTCTACGTAGTTCTTAATAGTGTTGATGATAGCAGATTTAACAGATGTAGCTAAGTTAATAGCTGGTGCCTTATAGTTAAATCCGTTAGTAACCATACTATTAGGATCTATTATAGAAGATGTCATGATTTGAATAGCTATCTTAAGATCTGGTAAGAGTTTAAGGATAGATTCGTTATTACGAATTTTATGTGCTGTACTTTTGACTATCGCTTCGTGATTATACGATGTATAGGATCTCAAGTTGGCTGATTGCCCTGTATTTAGCTTACTTAAGATGGAAGCTACTTGAGGAGCAGTATTGACAATATTAGGTATATTAAGACGGTTGTCTACAACTTCTGCCATAATATCTCCTTTCCAAAAATCTATGTAAAATTAGGAGTCACGATGTATACCATAGAGCGCTATATAGCCGGTATCAAGGCACTCACCAATAGCTTGGTTATCAAGATCAACGAGATACCAATGGTGATCAACGCCGGTGTAGAAAATACAATAGGGTATGATCCATTACAGGATAAACCTACTAAAGAAAATATAAGAGAGTGGAAATATTATCTTAACCTAGCTGGTAAGATGCATAGGCTAGATAAACCAATAATGATACGTGTATTAGAAACTGAGAGAGATGAAGTACTAACAGCTGATCTGTTAAATACTTATCCTACTACTAAAGCAGAACTACTTAAAATGGATAAGTTCTACAAGAACTATACAGATGAACATCCTGAACATATTAGATACATACATGGTTGTATGTTTCCAGTAGATATAGATACTGCTATAGAAGCACCTGAAGGAACTATCTTAGCTTATAATAAAGACTTCGTAGAGGATAATGAATATTATCTTATACCAGAGATACAAGATTATATTAAGAGCATGCTTATTCGTTGGCATGTTAAACCATATACGATAGTAGATAGTTTATATTTACCAGCATTGATAGGATTTATATACTCTAGTGTCTATCTTAAGATCATGAACTTAAGACTAGATAAGATAAGTACATTCCAAGTACATAGTTTCCATCTAGAACACTTCTTCAGATCTAGGTTAGACCTATGGGATGAAGTTAACATCCTGAATAAGAAATCATTGTTCTGGCTATATAAGAATCTTGATGTTATGATGCATAACGTAGGTAAAGACTTAACGTTTAAGAAAGTCTATGATAAACTATTCCAGATGAATGGAATAGGCATAGGAGAATATACGTTAAATAGAATAGACCCTAAGTTCTCAGATGGTAAGAATGATGTATATCAACCTAGCTATGTTAGAGACCCTGCTAACTTGATAACTAAACAGTTGAATAGGTCTTATCTTACTAATAATGGTAACACAGAGTCTATAGAGTCTATGACTACTAGACAGTTAACAATATTAGAAGATGTTAATAAAAACATGCCTGCTACATTCCAAGACTACATAAAGAAAGTAGTTAAAGAAGATACTAATAGGAATATCTTAGCAGAACAGAAGACTAAGGTTATAGATATAGATAGAGCAGAGTTACTGAAGAAGACAGGGTTAGATTTATTCTCTTTAGTATTAGACTACTGGGTATATGGGTTACATAAAGATAAACTATACAAGATGAAAATACAGTATAATGGTAACATCAGTAGTAATAAGAAAAAGAACACATTAGAGAACAATGATGTTAACTATGTAGATAACGAGAATAAGATCTATAATGTAAGTCCTAAAGTAGGGCTACTGATGTTCTTAAAACTGATGCTATATGCATCTGGAGATCTTGATGCTAAACTAACTAGTTTAACCTACCATAGAGTATGTGATTTTGATCCTGTTAGGTTCCAGAATACTATAGACGTTATTATTAACGATGGAGTATCTAGACCTGTACTAGAAGCTATTAAAACTGTACTACCAGTAGAACCAGATGTCTTTAGTACTATAGAGATGTTTAAGAAGTTCTTGAACGAATCTATAGAGCTAGCTAAGATAGTTTGGGTACTATGTGGTAACGTACAGAACTTTCTTACTTCTGATGGTATAAAAAGAGTATTCTTATCGTTATTAAAAACTGATAAATATTACCTAGCAGATGATAACGGAAGTTATACTATAGACGAGCTATTGAAACAACATGGTATTACATTCCCTATTAGTCCATATACTGATATCGTAGCAACTATGAAGAGTATGATTAAGACTTTTACAGGAGTAGAATTAGACCAAGAAGATATCTTATTACAGAACATGGATAAGTATCGTAGGATCATCAAGAAGCTAACTTCGTATAGCTTACATGCTATGGGTTCTGCTGGTGTTATTGACGATATAACCGTATATTATAACAACCCTACAGTACTTACTACCAGAAACGGTTGGGTTATAACATATGGGTTATTATTACAAGGACTAGAGGATGATATAGCTAGAATGAAAGCTACTTCCTGGGAGAGTCCTGGTGGTTTATACATTAACATTATAGAGTTAAGAGCTCAGATGGCATTAGCTAAGTTAAGACCTATCGTAGGTGATATGGTTCTGAAGTTTAGCGAACTAAGGAAAGACGGATGGCCTTTCGGTTATAGTGCTGACTTTGAGACTATACCATCATTTAGGCTAGATGACTATAAATGGTATAACGACTGGTTGACTATTAAACAAGTAGAACTATCTGCATTAGAGAAAACTATATCGGATATGGATGCTACTGCTATCGATAGTACTCAAGCTCCTAATAGTAACGTTATTAACCTTAAGACTGCGTTATTAGAATACCAGAGACTATATGGAGAGTTAATAGTTAAGAATGGACCATGGCTAGAGAATGTTAGTGCCTACAACTTTAACACTATACCTACGTTCTGGGATACTATGGCTAGTAATCAAGACTACCTTAAGACTATAGGTATTTCTTTAGTACCTGTAGAGGATGTTGATTATACATTAGCAGGTAGTAGTTCAGAACCGAATGATGATATAGTAGCTAAAAGAGTATTTAAAGGTGATATGAAATTGCTAGAGGAAGTTAGTGGCTATGGCGTAGAGAAGCACGTATTAAAAACAGAAGCTACTTATGATTTTAGTAAATCTTATACTACTATGGATATTAGCGATTTTGTGTCAGATACTAAATACGTTAAAGTAGGGTTAATGGCATTTACGTATGATAAACAAGATGGTACTCCAACTGCTATAGAAGAAGTAAAGAATCTATTTACTTATGTAGTAGAGGATGTAGTTAAGCAGAAACCAGAGATCTTAAGTAGGATCAATAACACTGTAGGCGTACAAGATAATGCAGAGATCTTTAATAAGCTTAAGAAGACTACATTAGATAAAGCAGACGCTGTAGGATTAGCTATGTTACCGTATAAAGTGGTATCTAACGGAGATACCTATGATAAATGTAAGTTACTTTACATTGGACTAATAGATAAAGATGGTAACATGGATGTTTATGATTGTTCTAATGTTAAAGTGTTAACATACGATGATCTAAAACTATGTCCTATGGTTAAAACTGTACCAAATGCTTATAACGGTAAGTTAGTAGCATTACCTTCTAAAGTATCTAAGGATAAAGTAATAACCGTTAGTGTTAACTTAGTAGATAACCTAACATTACCTGCGTTATTCAGTAACCCTAAGGAAAATAATCAGAGACTATCTGATATGTTTACAGAAATAAATGGGTTCCAAATAGGTAAAACAGTAAGAGCTAAATATGATCCTGCTGTTAAAGAATCTATCTTACCATATTTTGTACCAGGGTTAGATACTAATAGAACATTATACCATACGTATCCTATGTCTACAGACTTTACAGTCTATGTAAGTAATGAATTAAATACATTACCGAAAGACTTACCGTATACTAATAAAGGTACGTTAAGAGATCATCTTAGTAAGATACTAGCATATGATGAATCTTTAGGTTATACAGCACAATACAAATGGATAATGATCAACAGTATGTATTATAAACTAACTGATGTTATTACATTTACCACAGAGGAATACCCAAGGATAGGTAATAATAAAGATAATATCTATGTGTTACCGAATAAACCTATGTTATATATAGATATCATAGAGTCTCTTAAACCAGATGAAGCTAATAAGCTACTGATAATAGAATATGATAGAGGTTGGAAACCTAGATGTTGTAACTTTAAGACATTTACTAGGAACTATACATTCGAAGAGTTTAAAGAAGAGATAGGTAGTAATACAGTAACTGGTAATATTCCACATTATATCATTAACCCTAAGATCAATACTATGGTACTAGGTAAAGATATAACAGATACACAGTTCAAGAACACTGTGTTATCACATGCTGGTTATTACGAGATAGGAAGACTAGAGTTCGTTAACGTAGGTAATAACTTAGTAGCAGGTGTATCTACTACTCCTACTAAAGAAGATCTACTAACGAGATTTGGTAATGAGTATCCATGGTTAAAAAACTTAAATATAGAAGAGGAAGGAAAGGAGAAATCTTTTTCTTTTTTTTTTTTTTTTTTGTTTTTTTTTTAATATGCATACCTTGTAGGTAGTTTTTAAGTGTCTGCGTAGATACTACTTTACTACCTGATAGGTTAGAGATAGCCATGATCTCTTTCTGAGATGCTTCACCATTCTTCATCAACTGATTAGCATACTCTTGTTGTGCTTTAACATCACCGCCTCGAACACGAACCATCTCTGTAGCTGTTTCTTTCATGTCCATAGCTAATAATAGTTGTTGTTCTGGATAAGTTAATTTACTACTACGAGATTTACCAGCAACTTGACCTGTTAAGTTATCTATAGACATATTATGCTCTGGGATAGATATCTTCTTAGTAAGTAGTTGTTGTGCTCTTCTTACTGGTAATATCATAGTTAATGCTTTGATAGGTAGTAAATGATCTGGATAATCTGGATGGTTAGTAACTTTAACTCTCTGGAAGAATTCATGTCCTATCTGTTTAGCTACCTTAAAGTTATTCTCTACAGATACTCTTATCTTACCATCATTAGGTACTACGATAGAAATATGTACTTCTCCTTTTTTCATCCTCTGCATGAAGTTATCGAACTCTTCATCTGTCATCCTATCGAAGAGATCTTGGTAGAGTTTAATATTCTCATTACCAGCTACTATAGCTCCTACGTATTTTATTATATAATCTTGTACTTGTTGTCGTTTAGGGTTCATGTTAGTTATCTCCTCTATGAACGTTAAATTAAAAAATCACCTATCTAAGTCTTATTCAGACTTAGATAGTTCGTTATTAACTTCGATAAAGAATTCAAATACTTTATTACTCTTACAGTACGGTAGAATTAACCTGTCAAGGTTCTGTAACCAAGGTACATGTGTACCTGAATGTTCTATAGTGCTAAGTACCATACCTAAGTTTTCTAACTCTATGTAAGCTCTAGCTCTAACTAGTAGCTGTATGAAGAATCTATTAATAAGAACCTTCTGGTAAATAGAGTGTGTACCTTGTGTAGTCTGAATGATAGGGTCGTTGATGAAATATTCAGCTGCTTCTTTAGATATGATAAGAGCTATAGCGTTATAAACATCTTGTGTTAGATCTACATCGTCTTCTGGTTTATTAAAGAAATCCTCAGAGGTTAATTTAACGGGTTCTTTAGTAGTAACTTCTGGTTCTGGAACAGTAACATCTGTTAAAGTACTAGAAGCTGCTTGACTTAAATTTTCTATGTTCATGATCTTATATTTTCCTTTTACATATTAAAATTTTATCAATTCACGTACCTTAATTAAAGGTGTAGCTTGTATTATAAATATACCTAGTAATTCTATAGCTAGTAACTTATAATGTCGTTGGTCTTCGTTATTAAGTAAAGAGAATGCTATTCCGTAGGCATTCTCTTTAGTATCCGCATTTACAGTATATAGTTTTGTTTCATTCTGTTGGTTCAGAAACAATACATCATACTGATTCATGTTAGTGTAACTCCTTATTTCTTTTTCTTATCGTCAGATTTCTTATCTTCGTTTAGCCAATATGGTTTATAAAGACCTTTTCTCATCTTGAGTAAATCTACAGTACTTAAATAAGGTACTGGATGTGAATATTGGTTAAATGTCCAATAACCTCTAGTATCTAATAGGACATCCCAATCATATCCTAGTTTCTTAATGTCCTCGTATAATTCTAATGGAGTACACATTAGACCAGATGAGATTAAATCTCTATGGTAAACACTAAGTTGTAATAACTCTGCTGTTATGTTAATAGCTCTACGTAATTTAGGATCATTATCTATTTTACTACGTACTGTAGTTCTACTTAAAGATACATTTGGGTAGATATCTAAAGCATAACTACGATCATTACCAGAGATACCGAAACCAGGGGTACCTGATTTATTTTGTCTTAAGAAGTGAAACTCTGTTAATGTAGGTAATACGCCTTCTGTTTGTGAAATAAGAACTTCTAGGTTAACACCAGATGGACCTGCTTTAGAACGTAATGTAGTTAAGATAACTTTGTTAAGATCAGATTTCATTACATCGTTAGGATCTTTAGGATACTCAGGTGCTTTAGTACCTTGGTTATAGAACGCAGAGCCAGTATGTGCTTGATAAGCTATGTTAGTAAGGAAACTAAACTTACTACCTACTGACTTAATACTATCACCGTTCTTAAGGAACTGAAGTTTCTTAGATGGTTCTTCCCATGGTTGTAATCCCATATTGACTTTATCACCAGTATGAGCTGTTAATGCTATGTAAGTAGAACTAGATGGGCATCTACCTGGTAACTGAGCTAAGAACTTAGTTTTGAAGTTACCTTGTTTCATAGCGTAAGTATTAGTATCTTTAGCATCTAAGTCTCCGGATAGCATATCTGTAACTGACTCCGCTTCGAACTCTGTAAAGCTATCTATCTCTACGAATGTAGGTACTGGTATGGACATAGGTTTACGAGTATAAGGATCTAACATACATTCTATAGTTACGTAGTTCTTCTTATCTTCTTCTTTCTGTGTCATATACTCGAATAGTTTATCTCCCCATTTATTAGCTGGTATGTTAGATTTATCCATAACAGCCCAAATAGGGTCATCGCCTATGATAGGATGTTCTCCTAAGGATGGAAACTCTCTTGCAAATCTCTCTAGACGATCTATAGAGATATTGACTTCTGTATCATATGTTAAGATATAAGTCTTAGTAGCTTCTGCTACTTTAGATGCTGCTGATAAGATAATGTAATGTATTAACGTACTCTTAAAATTATTACCTGCGCCAGCAATACCTACTACTTGACCTAATCCACCATTGTAAAGTGTTTCTCCTTTAGCACCTGTTATTAAAGAAGATGTAGGGATATCCATAAGACATCCAACTGGTATGTAAACTTTCGGTTTAGCTCTGTTACTCATAGCGAAGTTAAAAACTGCTGACATATCTAGAACTCCTCGTTATTGTTATTTACTCAATAAGTTGAAACTAACCAATAGATAAGTACATATATAGGATACTAGGGGGTGTCTCTTAACTGAAATTTACACTATATAAGGAGTCTCTCGATGAAGAGCATATATAAAAATTATCGCATTTCTAAACAACTTATTCCGGATATGGAATATGCTGTTAACCAGTTGACTGCTAATCATGAGGGCTTTGGTAGTTTTATAATGTCAGTATCTAACTTCTTTAAGAAGAAGATAGAAGCTATAGCTGGTGTATTTGGTATCAATAGCAAGAATGATACTAAAGAGATCTCTAAAGAGACTGGTCAACTTTATAAAGAGTTAGCTAAATTTGATAATAGTCTTAAGAAGATAACAAAAGCTGATGCTAATCTCTATAAGTCTTTAAGTGCTATACTATTACCATGGATACCTGGTGTTAAACCTGACTTATATACACTAGTAGCTGGGTTGAAAGTTAACGTAGATGGTATTAAGAGTAAAGCATTACCATACCTAGAAGAAGCTGATACATTTATTAGTAAATTGATAGGAGATGAAGAGTATAGAACTTCTATTATACCTAATAAAGAGTTGATAGATAAACTTAAGAGTTATAGTAAAGAAACTACTGTTTATCTTACAGATATTATAGATGGTAAGTTACTAGCTGATAGTAGAGAACTTAAAGATGTTATACCTAACTTAGAGTCTATAGAGACTATCCATACTATGTTAAAAGATATGATAGTAGCTAAAGATATAGAGAACGTACAGATTATATTTAACGCTGCTAGTAGCATAGCAGATAAAGCTAAAGAACTATTTAATCTAGTACAAAAGAATTCATTAACGATTAGTAAAGTAAGAGCTAATGAAATGGGACCAGTACTACAAGAAGCTGCTACTATAGTTACTAACGTAGCTGCTATAGTTAGAATGCTAGATGCTTCTGTTAAAGTACATAAAGCACTAGTGTTAAAACTAGATGGAATAATAAAATAAAAAAAGAGACTACTTTGGGGGGAGAAAAAACACACACAGAATTTATATTCGACGCTCCACCACAAACCCATAGAATGGCGATTTGTACATAGGCGACACAAGACGATTTGTTAGTTTTAAACATTCTAACAAATCAGCCTTGTCTTGAAGCCGTTTTTGTTCTAAAAGCTCACCGCTTTTTGCTAAAACAGCTTTGAATTTGTCCTCAGCCGCTTTTAATGCTGGCCGAGCAAATTCTGGATAGTCTTGTAACATATCCTTACTCCTTTCCGGGATATATAAGCAAGATATAACATAGGCGGGGGAGCGCACCGCACACCCCCCACCCCCCCC